GATTATGTCACCCAAATACCAAGATCACTCAGGCCGCGGCCGTTGCTGAAGCGACGTCAGCAGCTTTACCAACCGTCGTGACCACTGACGACAGCCCATCTGGCTATGTCAGCACAGTCACCCCAAATGCCGGCGGCGGTTACAAGCCGGAAGGTGCACTGGCCTATGCTCGTGGTACTGCCCAGGTTGAAACACTTGCGGTCTGGATCCCGGCCACAAAGCGTTCTATTGCCGATTCATCTCAGCTGAGAAGCATCATTAATCAGGATCTGAGAGACGCATTGAACGAGCTGCTTGACCAGGAGATATTGAACGGCAATGGTACGCCCGGTTTTACTGGGGTTGCCAAAACGCCCAACATTCTTACCCAGGCATTCGCTACCGACCTTTTGACTTCTATTCGCAAGGGCATTACGCAACTTAGCAAAAATGGCGAACAAGCCACGGGTATTGTTTTGAGCCCGGATGACTGGGAAACGGCTGAGTTAGCACTTGCAGCTTCCGCACCCTACCTGCCTTACACCAAGTCTCTCTGGAGAATCCCGGTGGTTGAGTATTCCGGCACAATGACCGCGAAAAAGGGTTACATCGGAAATTGGCGCAAGGCTATTCTGTGGGACCGTGAGATCACTCAAATCAGTATCAGTGATTCTCACGCGGATTACTTCATCCGCAACCTGGTTGCCATTCTGGGAGAGTTACGAGCTGCGTTTGCAGTCGTTAAACCTACTGCTTTTGTAGAAGTTGCTACTCAGGCCGCAGGTTAAGTTATCACCATAAAGGGGGTGGGGTAACCTGCCCCCCAAAAGGATGGGATAAAAAGATGGAAAAGAAGAAAATTCAATCCAGCGGAATGAAGTTACTAAGCAAAGAGGGAAGTTTCCAGGCGATTTTTAGTCGATTCAATGAAGTCGATAAGCAAGGTGATATAACCCTCCCAGGTGCTTTTGAGGATGGGGAACAGGTCAAAATTGCCGCCTGGGGGCATGACTGGGGATCTTTGCCAGTTGGCCGGGGTGCGATTTATCAGGATGATGAAAAGGCCTGGGTAGATGGAGAGTTTTTCCTCGATACTGAGGCTGGCATTGAGACTTACAAAACAGTAAAGAACTTGGGGAGCTTACAGGAATGGTCCTATGGATTCGACATTCTCGACAGTGAGCACAAGGACGGTTATCGGATCTTGAAAAAGCTGCAGTGTTTCGAGGTTTCCCCAGTCCTTGTGGGTGCAGGAAACCGGACCATGACTCAATCTATCAAGAGCCATGGCTCACAGAACGCAAAAGCCTTGTTATTGGAAATCCAGAGTTTGAAACGATGGAAAGAATATCGTGACATGCTGGACGAGATCAGGCAACTGAAATAAATCATTCGCCCCCATACTGAGAGCCGGCAAGTGGTAACTCAGTATAGGGGCAAACATAGAAAGGATTTTTATGAACTTACAATTATTTTACCAGACATTTACCCAATTGACCAGAGGTGAAAAATGAGCGTCTATCCAAAGACAGAAGACTATCGTGCTGCTTTTCATTTACTGGGTTACCGCTTTACCATGCGCAATTATGATAAATGTGTACTGTGCAATGGAGAAGAGATCGACTGGGTTAAACAAGAAGAGATTAATTGTCGGATGCGAGACATAAACCCCCTGTTCACCCCTACCCAGATAAAAAGTCAGTCGATTTACGCGGCTAGTCAGAACGTGATCAGTGGCGCGCCTAATTTGAAAAGGTAGTGATATATGGTTGCCACTCCTAGGATTTACTCTTTTCAGGATATCTGTGCACCCAGGCCGCCGGTCGAATATGCCATCGATGAAATCTTACCCATGAAGTCAGTGTCAGTTTTCTACGGCTATCCCGGGTCATTGAAAAGCTTCCTGGTACTTGACATGCTCATGGCCGTTGCCACTGGCAATAACTTCCTGCCGTCTATGCCAAATAGCCAGGATACTTCACCTGGTTATGGAGTTGAGAAATCCTCTGTTCTATGGATTGACTTTGACAACGGAACAGACGTCTCATTTGATCGTGAAGAAGCTGTAGGAAGATGCTATGGAGCCAATTTGACAACATCCTTTTACCATATTTCCATGCCGGAATGGAAAGGGATAAATAAAAAAAGTATTGACAGCATGATCGACTTAATCAAGAGCATTGGCAGCGAAACACCGAGGGTAATCTGTTTTGACACCCTGCTAAGGTTTTCCGGTGTGCAAGATGAAAACTCCAGTGAAATGGACCAAGTCATGAAATCACTCCGTAGGATAGCTGAAGAACTTTCTGCAGCTGTTATCGTGATCTCTCACTCCAATAAAACGAACAATGGCAGAGCCGGTAACGCCTTACGCGGTCACTCGAGTATCGAAGGTGGTGTTGACTCAGTATTCCGGGTTAGCAGGGATGCCCAAAGTGATGTTATTGATATTGAGCAACAAAAAGCCCGGCGCCATACAGTAAAACCATTTTCAGCTAGATTTACCTATAAAACCAAAGGCAATTCTAGAGAACTCGAAGAAGCGCGATTCTACAGCGTGTCTGGATCAGGGAATGTATCAGCTACGAAACAAACCAATAAACAAAATGATCTTGAGCAATTGATTCTCGAAACATTGGAAAATGCAGGTCAAAAAATGAGCAAAAACCAAATATGCAACTCCATCAAAAGACGACGGACCGACATTTACCAAACCCTGGAAAAACTCGAAAGAGATTTGGCAGTCGAAAAAACCAATCACCCAACAAACAATACTTGGTTCCTTTACGAAATTACGGATCTTGGAAGGACGCTGTTATGAGACCTGAAACTAACAAACGCATATGTTCCGGGAACAATGTTCCCGACCGGAACAGTATCTGTTCCCATAGTTCCCACCCCTTAAGGGGGGAACAGGGAACGGGAACAGTGGGAACACAGACCTATAGTTCCGGATTTGGGAACAGTGAACACAGACAGTAGAAAGACAGGATACATGGGAAAAGCACAAAGTAATTACGAAAAGGTAATCGCAAAGGCAATCGCCTCCGGAGCTCTGAATGCGGTGCCGGCCGGATCCGTCATGATGACCCACTGTTACCATGATAAAAACTGTGGGATCAACAAGGGTAAGGCTTGCGATTGTGATGTCGAGGTGGTTTTTGAGGTAAAACCAGGGGGTAAGAAACACGCCACAACCCCTACGCGGCATTACCCCCCTCATACTGAGTTGAATAAGTATCAGAGGAATTGAGATAAGTGATCGACAGATTGACTTTGGTTTAAAGCCGTCACACCTGCTAGCGTACAAGATGCCCATTGATACTTTCAGTGGGCACTTTACGTATAAGCCGGATCCGAGCGATGGTAGACTGTGAAAGGCGCGCTGTTACCATGCTGATAATAAACAAAGCGCCAATGCCAAGTAAGACCAAGAAGCCCTAGAGATCCTCAAAGTACATCAAATCAACAGCCCCTAAAAAATCGTCAAATGTACCCGAGAGCATGTATGAACACTATTGATCTGGTGAATGAGCAATTGCCAGAGAAAAAAAGATAATAAATGCGCAAGGGTGCACAATTTCTTGTAAGCTATCCTGGAATAGCAAGCGCAAGGTAATGCCGGCGCGACCTGGTGAATGTACTTGCGATGTTAATACCCCATGAAAAAACCGCGGCACTAGTGACCTCAGTATGCCCCGTGATACTGAGTCTCTAGCCATAGATCTAATTGCTCATGAATGGTATGCCATGGATCACAGAACCACATTCAAAGAAGAATGCAGAACCGGTCTGACAAAGTTCAATTACCAGGTGGTTATGCCATGTTCGAGATCAGCCTTTCCCGACCTCACTAGATGATGACCCGTGCAAATGTGCACAATTGACCGTAAAGATAAAGCAAGTGATCAGGCGTTATGGATTCGTCAAAGTCAAGATAGATTAGGCGGTAGGTTGGACCATAACTTGACTGGCCAGTTGACCACCCAGCACATAACAGCATGCAGTGAATAGGGTTACACGTCCAAGATAGCGCAAGGTACAGCATATGCCATGGCCAGAGGTATAGGCACACCCCATGCCATTACTCAGTATGAGCGCAACAATTCCATGGCCCGAGTGTCGAGCCTGGCCAAAGGGGGAAGGGGGAGAGGTCATCCACCCCCGTAGAAAAAAGTTTCTGGAAAAATCATCCGGAAAATCTGGCAAAAAAATAAATAATTATTAATTTATTACTTTTTTTTCAGAGGGGTACGCCTGGCCTTGCACCTTCGAGCCAAGACCCAGGGAGGGGGCGGTCAAATCTCTGGCAACCTCACGCCACGACCGAACGCGGCAGTCACATGCACGCGAGGGCAGAATTGGGAGAGGGGGCATGGGGCATTTGCCACCAGAGCCAAAAAAAGGGCTCAAAATCAAGATTACCTCTCAACGTGGGTAATTACTCAAATTGGCGTGTAAATCGTTTTTTCCTGCCTATGACTTTGAGTCTGTGAGTCAAATAAAGTCGACTTGAGGGGCGAAGAATAAAAAACCGGCCACTTGGACCGGTTCCGGATACTGAGAGCGCGTATCCTGTTCGATTATGGCCAGACTTGGGGTTGCTTATCAGGCCGGTAAATGTGAATGGCAATCATGCGGTTAAAGATGTGAAAAGAAAAGATTGTGAAAAATTGGTATTTGTGGAATTTCATCTCGTTACGTCCTTTGAAAAGCTATTACATGCCCTGTCTGAGTCTCAGTATCCAGGGCACCGAGAGTCTATTTTACCAGCGACAATGTTACCGCAAGAATCGCCACTAGAAAGGCGATGATGGAACATGCCAGGCTTACGGCTGCAATTATGGCAGCTTGTCTACTGGTAAACCGAATTGACCTGTTACGCAGATCCATGTGCAGCCTTCCCGATGACCAGGAGAATGTTAAGACTTAGAAAAGTCAATTCTATGATGGTTTGACCGTTTATTCGCGCTTTTTTTATTTTCATCTTACTCATCCAGGGTAATGCCGCCCAGGTTCTCAATTCCGATGATCATTTTGTTGAACACACTGGGAATGTTGATGTAATCACTGACTGTCAGCTGGCGTTTATCATGTTTGGCTTTTAACACAAGGGCCAGGCTAAGGGCACCAAAAGCATCTTGTACATCATCCGAGGCGTTATCTCTCAGCCACTCAGTGAATCCCTGTTTCAAGTTATCGACTGCCCGATCGAATGCTTTCATGGAGAATTCACGTCCTACAGTCTCGAGATCATCTCCGTAAAAGTTTGCAGGATTCAATACTCTTGATTTTTGTTCATTTTGCGTTGTTGCGTTGTGTTCCATTTTCAGACACCTCCGAGGTCTGTGTAAACGATTGTATACGTAATATAAACGATTGTATTACTATTTGTCAAGGGTAATTTCTCTCATTGGTTAGTCATTCCTTTTATTTCAGAAACAATCGTGTATAATAGCGAAAGGTTTAGAGGTATACATGGCAATTGAATGCAAATTAAATGTTTTACTTGCGGAGAGATCTACCAGGGAAAAGCGTAGGATCTCACTTACTGAGGTCCGGGATAAAACTGGCATAACATGGCCAACCCTGCAGAAGTGGGCTCTGGGTAAGGCAAAGTCCTATAACGCCGACATACTGAGTAAGCTCTGCGAGTATTTTAACTGTCAACCAGGCGACATCTTAGGTTTTAGCCCCGACGTCAACTGACTGACTAGCCCCAGCACTTTTACAGCCAACTCAGTATACAGCCCCAATCTTTTTAGGCGAGGGCTAACATCAAAGCTGGGAAAATTTTCCGTCAGCCCTTTCAAGGCTAAAACCCGGGTT